GAGTAGGCGCATTGGGTAGCATGGCTTCTATGGTGCCTCACCCTCTTACTAGAGGTATCGGTACTGCATTAGGAATCACATCACCTTTAGCACTTCAAGTCTACGACTCATACAGAGACAAATGATGTCTTCACACTAGTTTCACGTGCTGGTGTGTTTCAACCCCACTTCGGTGGGGTCTTTTTGTTCAGCTAATACAGTAGCCAAACTCCAAGCCTCAACCCACACGTTATAAGGATCTTTTAAAAGGTCTTCATTGTCAGTTCTTTTTAGAAGGGCAAGCCAATCTTTATACTGCTGTTCCATGGTCTTCTTTCTCTTTTGGTTTTGAAGAATATTTAGTTTTAGCGCGTCTTTCAATGCAGAAAGTACATCGCCACATTCTTTTCTTACCTACTGTCACACATTTCACAAGATCTTTATGTCTAAAGCATTGACAGCTTAAACAAAATTTTCCATCCATCATCTTATTCTAGCCACCTTTGCTGTTTTTAGTATACGCTCGTACTCAACTTTGGCTTCATCATCGAGCTTACGCAAGGGTAGTTCTTGATAATATTTGAACTTCTGTTGATATTCAGGTTGCTCTGAAGGTCTTACCCAACCGCATTTAATTTTCCATCGTTCTTCAATATTCGTACCTGAAATTGTCCAAACGTGCGCGTCATTATTTGACATAGTGACCTCTCCTCATATACAATTATAACTCTTCATTTTTCTTGTTATTCCTTGCTTGTTCCATTGCATTCGCATACTCATATGCAGTTAGAGCTGCAGATTCAGGGTCTTCACCTTTAAAGGTAACGATGATCAGCTTTAGTATTTCTAACGCTATGAAATCTTTTCTTTCAGATTCAGTCATATCATTTCTCCACGCTAATATTTACATTCTTGATAGCTTTTAAACCGCTATCGACTGCCTGAGCTACACCACTAATGCCGTATGTAGCTACAAAGAAACCTATTACTATTCCGATTATTAAATTAACCATTTCTATCTCTCCAGAGTTTATAATGTTGGTAAGTGGACTGCCACCAGCGGATGGGCTTTTTTCGCCCAAAATTCATGCGAACCTTGAAAGCCTCAAAACGATCGTATCTGCCATTAAGATAAAGCGAAGCTCTTCTACGTGTGGCTAAAGCATTGCGATCGTGTCTTACTCTAAATATCATAGGCTCTCCTTAATCAGTTCGTCAGTTAATTGGTCAAGTAATTTTCTAGCTTCTTCAACATCTTTAAGACTCGGTTGTTTAGCGAAACATATCCAAACGCCATTCGCTACAATCGTAAACTCAGATTTCTTAACCTGCTCAACTATCATTTTCTTTCTCTTACTAAATATAAAGCTATCAATGCTGCTTCAGCTCTACCATCATCTTTTTTACGTTTAAACAAGTCGGATTTACTCGACCAAGTGCGCATAGCTAAATCTCTTGCACCATCCTTGCTTGAATTGACCTGCATACGCTTTTTCCAGACACTCGGGGTGACAAGGGTGTAGGGAATGTCAAGACCTGCGAGAACCCCCTCTAAAACCCCGAGAGACCGACCGAAGGAAAACATTGACGTAACACCTTGGTTTGGCATAGCATTTACCTGCTCGATTAGCCCTTCGACGCGATCTTGCTTGAATAGTCTAAGCTCGGAAACGATTGATTGAGGGTTTACCCTTTGTTTCTTTGATTTGCCTGTAATCACTTCTAAGGTAGGCATATCAAATATTTGAACGATATCCTCATTCTCGTCTAGAACGGCTAGAGCACCGCTAATTCCTGGATCAATACCTAAGTAGTATCTCATTTATTTTCCTTTCTGAGCGTAGCTCTCGCAAGCTGCAAGCTGAGCGCTGAGTGTTAGGGTTTCATTCTTAAGCGTACAGAGCCAGTCACCATTCGTGAATGGCTTTGAATGTTCGCAAGAACGGCAAGTTCTGATAGGCTCTTTCTTATCGTAGCAGACATCTTTGTAATCACACCAACGACAAGGGTAGCCCTCATAGTTTTCGCTTATACCTGCAGGTTTCAAATCAGCTTCAATGAGAAGTTTGATTCTAGCTAATATATCGTTTTGAACTTCGTAATCAGGCTTTATACGTCTTACGTAATAGTGCTCGGTATCTTTGTTTAGCGCGATATAGAAACCTCGTTCCATCCCTGTCATCAACATTCCCGCTTGAACTTGATAGTAATGCGAGGGTTTAGAGTTAGCTAAACCATTCTTTTCAAGATCAGCAAAGGACTTAGCATTATGGGTCTTGACTTCAAGGACGTGTGGTGTGTCTTCCGCTCCAGGAATACCTTTAATAATTCCGTCGACTTTGACTACGAAGTGTTTGGTATCATCTGTGTAAGCGAACTGAAGACTATTCTCGTACTCGTCCCAGACTGAAAACCCTGCTTTTCTAAGATCAGCGATGATACGTTTTTCCTGAAGATTACCTGTCTCAAATAATCTGAGCATTCTTCCGTCAAACAACGGATTATCATACCCTCTCCAAGAGAGCCAGATCTTACGAATGCACTCATCACCTATGCTAGAAGCACCGAGCCTTGATAGCCTGAAATTGCGTTTAGTGTCTTTTTCTATAGCTTCATAGATTCGCTGAACGACTTCTACTTCTTGAACAGGGATAGGTATCGAGATCGGTTTTTTAGTCGCCATTAAAATACTCTATATCTAGGAATACATTGAATGTCTATGATGATATCAGAAAGCATGCCCGAGACCTTTCGTTTACTCATAATAGGGGAAGCACGCATTCCTGCACTTTCACAATCCATCGTTGCTTGAATAACTTCCTGCCTGCTCATTTGTTGAACCTGCGCGTCATAATGCAACGTTACAACAGGCGCGTTGATACCCATAGGTACATGCGTAGGTGGTGCGGAACTGCAAGCGCTTAAACCTAAGACGCTGATTACGATTATTACCTTTTTCATAATTATTCCTTTAAAGGTGGGGTACTCACACACCGTATGCGAAGCGTGAAAAAGTGCTTTCCCCCAAAAACTACGCTTGATTTTTTAAGTATTCATCAGCTAATTCTGAAGCAATCCGATAAACATACGAAGCATCTGTAGCCTGAACACTGCCATTTGCTGCTAGCGAAATCATAAATTGAAATATAAGTTCATTTCTAGTAGGCATATTTTCTCCTTAATCCCAAGGGTTCTTTTTCTTGTCACCTTTGGCTGGTTTAGCCTCTGGCTCGTCCTCTTCAATATCCATCAAAGAGACCTGCGCTTTAGGTTTCGCTGGAGCGCTTCCTTCCATAACGTAACCTACGATACGGTTCTTATCCGCGTAGCCGTCTTTACCCTTTTCAATATCAATAGAGGCTTTGAACTTACGCTCTAAGAGTTCATCAACGCTAGTAGCGTTAGGCTTACCGCAGGCGCGTGCCCATGAAGCAACTTGCTCACGACCAATTTTTTGAGCAACTTCACTGCTGTTATGAATGTTGAAGTTGTTCCAGATCTTACGACCATCAAACTGATCACCAACAACTTCAAACGTAGCCGCAATCATCTGACCGCCAGACTTTGTATCCTTTGATTCGGCTTCTGTACACTTAATGACGTACTCACCTTTAGGGATAGGGCTGTAATCACGAGTGCTAGATGACTCGTACTCTTTTAAATCAAATCCAAATCTAGACATGGTAAATCTCCTTTATTAAGATACAACGGGAATATGTTTAACTATCTCTTCATATTTCATTTCGAAAGAATCAGGACAGATATAACGATTTTTAGCGATGAACGCAGGGTTTTCAACAACATGAAGTAACCGCTCCCCAGTTGTGATACCGCGATTGACAGTATTGTTGAAACCTACATCAGACTTCTTGACAATAACCTTGAATCCTGCGTAGGCTATCACATCACACCACTCTTGTAATAAAGAGTTGCATCGATTTGGTAGCTTCGGCGAGAAACGATCATAGGGTTCTGTCAGCGGATTCTCATAACGAACTACATTAGAATGCGCTAGAAGAATAATGTTCATAGCACGCTTACGACGTAGCGCGTCAAGACCTTGCAAGATCTCACGGAAAGACTCAGCAACAAATACTTGACCCTTACCATAACCTAGATCTTTTGCGTCATGCGAGCTCTCGATATCTTTAACGATCAAAGGTTCAACTAACCAATCTACGCTATCAATTACGAGAGTTTTGAACGTATGCTCCTCTTTCAGCAGAGTCTTGATGCTTTCAACTACATCATTGATTTCTACTGCACGAGGGAATGACGTTACGTCAAGGGAATCAAGACCATCCTCAGTGTTGATAAAAACTGGATCAGGGAACTGGGACGCAATCGTTGATTTGCCGATACCATGGTTCCCGTAAATGCAGATCCTAGGTGGTAGTTCTTGCTTGCCCTTTACAAGCGATTTCATAAAACTCATAGTATTTCCTTTATTAAAAATGTACTACAACTTCGTTATAACGAAATATCCTAGAATCAAACTGAAGCAACCTAAGATCCATTCCAGGACGATTTTGCGCGATAACACCTACGCACACTGCTGCCAACTTAGGATCGCCAATCAAACATAAATAATCGTTATCTTGGAAATCCGTTAAAACCTCTCTTGCATACTCTACAAGATCGATATTGTCAGTATCAGCGTCTGTAAATATATGCTCGATTTTTCCGAACCTTGCTGCATCTTTGATAGTTTTCCCTAGAGAATTGTCAACGATCCAACAGACGGAGTGGTCTTCTTCCATACTTACTCCTTTCTTAACATCTTCAGCAAAACCTGATTGAATATTATTTTTCAAGTTATTATCTTTATAAAAATTTATTAGCGCCAATATCTCTGACTGTCTTGATTATAGCTTGAAAATACCAATCAAAATTCAAATCTTGAGGCATATTTTTTGGTAAAACCATGCACGCTTTTGCCCCATCAGTTTTAGCAACTTTATTTCCATTTGTTGAATAAACAATCGGAGGCAATTGCTCAGTCGTTTGATACCATCTTACAACTCTTCCGAGATATTCATCATTTTGAACCCCACCACCAGTCACACTTCTTACGCTGATGAAATCAGTTAAAGAAGTACTCTTGAGTGTTTTCTCAAATGCTATTCCTTTTGAGAGCCAGTCCGCTACTGCTTTTGAAACAACAGGCGCGGTAGGGTTTTTACTTAACGTTGGCGCGCTATAAATCCCTTTTATCTTTACAGATCTATCCTCCTTTACCGCGTAGTAGTTATTGGCATCTTTTAAAGCAACACAGCGGTAGGGTGTAGCTTCAAATATAAAACCTGTTTTTTCACTGAAATCTTTAATAATCTTTTCAACGACAGGATGACCAAACTTCCGATAGTACAACATGATTCCGTCAGTATTCGCTGATACAACGCTAATCCTATGATATTCAAGCGTCTCAATCAGATTCAGGAGAGTCAATTGACCTGTCAGCGTAATGTTGATCATTACGTCTGGCGAGTATAAAGGTGAGTATTTATTGGCGGTCTTGCCGAATGTTCCGTTCAAAGCAATACGCAAGCTGTCAGCGATAACCATGTTACCTGCTCGTTTACCTTCTAAGCGCATATTGAAAACTTTACGATACTCTTCAAGAAACTTAACTCCAGTATTCATCGGTATCAAATTGCAGTTGAGCATGATCGCAGGGTAATATGAAGCTACGTCATAGTCAACTACGCAATGCTCGTCATCAGTAACGTAGCAAACCTTTCTATCGTGCTGAGAATGAAGACCCCCCACACCCATTTGGTAGATACCCTTGCCGATATTAACGAGACC